GCAAGTTCTATCAACTTCATCTTATCTTCTAGACGAGTTACAAGTTCAACGTCCTTGATGTTGTAGTCAATAAACTTCTGCCAGTCCTTCGTGTAGAAGTCCTTGAAGTTTTCATACTCACTGTGGTCTAACTTCTTCTGTCCTAGTTCTACATTAGCAATGTGATCTAGTCTATATGATTCCTGATTAGTGTATGTGAATTTCTTGTAGAGATCCATGTAGTCTAGTACATTGATCCCCATAAGATTGTATAGAATATTTGTTCTACCTTTTATCTCTATCTCTTCGCTCTTTACCATGCCCCATGGGGACATCATTCTTAATTCTTTTTCTCCGAATAAACGTTCAAGACGACCACAGATATAAGGTACGTCATACAACTCGCAATTCCACCCTGTAAGAACATCTGGGAAGTCAGTCTGCCAATAAGCAAGGAAGCTGCGTAGCAAATGTTCTTCGCTGTCACAGTAGATAAAATCAACATCCTTACGGGTGTTGTGATAATCCCTCGTTGCGAATACTTTAAGTTTACGTGTCTGAAAATCCTGTACTGTGATCGCCAGTAACGATTCCGCACATTCACGTACGTTAGGAAAGCCATTTTCACATGCGACTTCAATATCAAGTGATGTAATCTTGAGAGTCTTGATATCGTAGTCAACTTCGTTGGCGAACTCCGAAGAAATATATTGATATAAGTAGCGATCATAACCATGTACCTCAAACCCTTCTACATCTTTGTACTTGTCCTTGAAGTCACGTGCTGCTCCGACAGTATCAAATTGTATAGGCTTAGCATACCTACCATCTAGTGTCTTCCAGTTGGTAGGTTTATTACTTACAACGTATAGTGTGGGGGAAAATTTAAACCTACGTTGTATGCGTTGTCCATTTTCATACCCTATGTAGAGTAGGTTGTTACCAACCAGATTTACATTAGTGTAGAAACTCATTTAGTTACCATCTTATACTTGTCAAGAATTTCTTTCTTGGGTTCTAAGATTGTAGCAATAGTATCAGAAAAAATCAACACGTCCTCGTCCACTGTGTGAAGTGGCCAAGGTTCCAAGGTGCCATCGTCTTTGATTCTATATGGTTGTTCTAGATGAGCAGCAGGTTCCTCATCCAAAGTTTCAATGTTTGTTATCAGGTATATCCCTGACTTTAGTAGGAGGAGTTGCGTTTCCATATTGTTTCTAATTTATGTAAGTCGTTCTCTTGTCTAAAGTATTTGTAGACAGGAACGATATCAAGACCACTGTTATATACGTTACCAATATACATCCAAGGTTTGTATTCGTCAACCCTTATCTTAAAATAATCAGGACCGTTGAACATGAGATGTTCAAACTCCTGAGTCCCACCTACGAACAATGGGAACGGTTGGGGAATAAAATTATAGTATAAAGGATTGTCTATTGGTTGGTCGAAAGCTACGATACCAAACTCACCATTGATCTTAGCAGGATACTCTACTACAACTTTGCCTAGAAGAACAGGTCCTTCTATTATAATGGTTTTGCTACCGTGGAATTTATGATCTGTTTTATATGAGAGAACTACGTTGTCGTTGGTATCATACAGGTTTAGTTTCCTCATCCTCGTTCATAATTTTCTCTGCTTCACTGAACATAGTTTCCAAGTCCTGTTCCTCATAACTGAGGTTGAACCTCTCTTCATGTTTCTTGAAGTTAGCATTGTATCTCTCATCATCTATAGCAGAGATATACTGTGTGGTCAGTGCGTCCAGTGGATTGTACACTGTGACCACGTGACTACCTGGTAAATAAAAATCTTTATCTTTACTTAGAGGTGCCCAAGGAAACCACTCAAGTTGATACCCCTGACCCTGTGATGAGTCAACGATGTCAAGTCTGAATGGTTTGTGTAAATGATAACCTAATGGTTTCTCTGTCTCTGGTTCTACTATTTCTTTTACTGTAGATATAACTTCTTCACCAGTTCTCAACATTAATAATTTTATGCTCACTCGACAACCTCAGTAGGTGTTACTGGAGCACCCTGATCTCCTGTCTTTGATCTAACATTAGATAGGTATGTCTGTAAGATACTAGGTGATGGTTCCATAACTGAGATCACATAGTCAGGTGTGATAGCGATCTTCTGATCAATGGTGAATGGATTCCAAGGTGTGTATCTTATCTTTACTTCTTGATCTTCAAAAGTTTCAAGGTCAACCTGTGACTCTGGTTGATCAATGATCCATACCTT